GGTCGTGTTGGTCTTCAGGTCGCGGAACGTGTTCACGCCGGCAAAGACCACGTAGTACTCGCGGTCGCCATCAACGCGGATCGGCCGGATCTTCGGGCTTGCCGAGAGAGCCATGCGCTTCATCAGCGACAGGGCATCCGGGGTCAGACGGTCGGCGGTCGTGTCGATGTTCAGCAGCGAAGCCGAGTGGTCGTTGCCAGAGTTGTTGGACTTGGCAGCGCCGAAGAGAACGCGGTCTGCGTTATCCGCGAGCCATGCGTCCTTCTGGCCTTCCGAGGCCGAGCCATAGGCCACACCATTGATCGACGCCAGCGCGGTCAGGATCAGGTCACGGGTGTGCTCCATCGACCAGTCCATCAGCACCGGGCGCGCGGCGTTGCGCAGACCGATTGCCGACTTCTGCTCCTCGATCTCCGGCACCACGACGCCATTCCGGTAGAGCTCGACCGTGAGAGCGTGCGAGCGGCTCACCATGTCCTCTTCGGCGCCTTCCAGCGCGGCCGAGCCGGTGACACCATTGCCGGTCAGGCGGTTGATGAGGGAGAAGGTCAGGGCATCGCCCTTCTTCTTGGTCAGGTCTTCCTTGACCTGGATCATCGAGCCGGCCGACTTGCCCATGTACTTGGCGAAGCGGTTCTTCTGGATGTATTCGAGGAAGTACTTGTCGTCCCACTGCTGCGGCGTGAGACCAGTTGCTGCTACGGTATTCGCCATCTGGCGTTCCCTTCATGATGAAAGGGCGGTCAATCCGGCAGGATGCTGTCCAAAGCAGTGAAGGACGGCGGTGCCGGAGGGGTTCGCCCACCGATTGAGGTTTCGTTTGCCATCGACGGGGCAGACTTGATCTGCTTTGCCGTCTTCTCGGCTTCGAGTTCTGCGAGGATTTCGGCGCGAAGCTTTTCGCGGTACGCCTTCGGGTCGTTGCCGACCTCTCGGGCCACCTTCTGCTGCTGGTAGATGCTCACCGCCTCGTGGAAAGGCGACGGGCTCTTGAGCAGTGCCTGGGATTGCTCCGGGTGTTCGTTGAAGTATTCGAACGCCTCTTGAACCACGTCAGCCCCGAACTCGCGCTCTGCGAGGAAGCGGGACGTTTCGAGCTTCTGCTGCATCATGGAGCGCGTGAAGTTGCTCTCCATGTGCCGCTGGTAGCCCGCCGGGTCCTCGAACACGTCAGGCGCCTTTTGCGGCTCACGCTGCTGCGTGAAACTCCGCTCCATTTCCTGACGCTTGCGGCGCTCTTCCCGAAGCGCGGCCTTGATCCCTTCCAGCTCGCTTTGAGACTGGTCGGGCTCTTCTGCTGGCTGTTCCGGTTCGGTCGGGGCTTCCGACGCCTCCGGCTCTTCCTGTTGCGGTTGCTCTTCTTCCGTGGTCTCGGAGGTCACGACCTCTTCGCCCACGAGATCCTCGAAGTTCTCGTCAGCCATTGTCTCGCCTGTATCGTTGGAGAGGTTACGAAACGCCCATATCGCTGGCGGCGCGTGTCGCCCGGAAACCCCGGCGGCGGGCTCAGTACCCCAAGGCAAGCCGTTGGGTCTCGACAAGCGTCTTGCGCGTGTCTGCGACCGTCTCGGCTGTCTCGGCTCTGATCTTGTCTGCATCCGCGAGTGTCTTCTCAGCGGTTGCCATGTCTCGTTGCGCGGAAGCTGCCTTGCTCCGCATCTCGGCTTCGGCCTGCATCTGTGCCATTTGCGCCTGAAGCTGTGCCATCTGCTGCTGCATTTGCCCGGCTTGGCCTTGGCCCTGCTTCTGCTGGTCCAGCCAGTCAAGGATCTTCTGCTTCTTGTCCGTGCGCAGAGGAGATGCCTCGATGATCAACTCCAGCGGCAGAATGCCGCCTCGGGCCGTGTCGATGTCCACAAGCTGCTGGAAGGTCTCAGCCTCAAGGGTCACCGTGTCAGGCACTTCCTCGAGGATGATATCGACTTCCATTTCCTCGACCATGTTCTGCCGGCCGATAACCTGCGTGAGCCTCGGATCGCCTGGGCCAATGCCCCGGCTCTGCACGAAGGCCCGAACGTCTTCCTCGGGCTGCTGAGACAGGAAGTCCTGCACGGTCACCGGCTGGTTCAGGCCGACAAAGCGCACGTTGCGCTCATCGTCTGTGACCCTGATCCACTTCGGCGCGGTCCAGAGTTGGCGGATGCGCTGCCAGATTGCCTCGAACACCCGGCGCGTGAACCGTTTCAGCTTGTCCACAAGCGGCGTGATGCCTTGCATGGCCCCCTGCTGCTTTGCCAGAACCGCGCGCCCGCTTTCGCCATCTGCCGCGCCCATCAGAGCCTCGGTCGCGCCCATGTTCTGCAGCGACTGCTTGGCCTCCTGAAGAAGCTGGAATTGCCCGAGAGCAAGGTCGCCTGTCTGCTGCACCTCGAACGGGCGCATTCCTACGCGGCCGGCATCCTCGAACGCTTCGATATTCACCTCGACGTGCCCGTCAGGCTTGGCCATCTCGCGCTTCATGGCGGCGACGGAATCCAGCGCGCCCTTGACCCCGATGGTCTGCCGGCTGGTGAGCAGGTGCAGCGCCTTCGACCGGCGCTTGTTGATCTCGTCCTGCTGGTCAAGCATCTTGAGCACTTCGCCATAGCGGCGGTTTTCGCGGTCGATATATGCCGACTGGAGGATCAGCGGGCAGACGCTTTCACCATCCTCATCGACATAAGGGCTCTCGCCCTCTTCGAGGATCACACCCTTGGTGAACTTGACCCACTTCCACTTGCTATCCTCAAGGTAGTACATCAGGACGCAGCGAATGCGGTTGCGCTCGCGGTCGCCCCAAAGCTCGTAGCGCGGGCGGTCCTCGTAGGTCTCGCCGAAGCTGCCGTACTCGTTCACAACTCCGGTCAGCGCATCCGCCATCTTGGGATACTTCTTCGCTGTCTTGTCCTTGTCAGCCCAGATGACCGCGCCGAGATAGGTCGCGTCAGAGAAGTCGTCCATGCGGCTGTGAGGGTCGTAGAAGAGGCGATCCCAGGCGTAGTGGTTCACCACGATCTCAGGCTCGCCGCGCTTCATTACGTGCGTGACCTCGACACCGCCGAAGCCCTCGATCAGCATGTTCTCCCACACCGCCGAGCGCTTTGCCGGCCACTCGGCATTGTCGCAGACGTAGCGGATCGCATCCGTTGCGGCTTCTGCGCCCTGTTGGTGCTGAGGGGTGCGCGGGAATGCCTTCGGGTCCGTCCTGCTGTTCATCTCCTGTCCGATGAGCCAGTTGACCTTTCCGGCAATCACGTTGTCCACGAGTGGCGCTTGCCCACGCTTGCGGAGCGTCTGCGCCTCTTCCTCGGTCCACTGCTTGTTGTCGAAGTAGTCCCGGCACCGCTCGGACACCTGACGCGCCGTGTCGCTCGCCTGCTCTGCGGCCTCGAACATCTCCACGAAGGTCAGGCTGTTGTCGCTCACGCGATCTTCCATGTCTCGCCCTCGTCCTCATCTTCGCTGTAGCCGTAGTCACGGCGGCGCGGGTTTGCGTCTTCTCGCTCAGACGGCTTGATCAGCTTTCCCCGGCGGTGCAGCCCTTCGACCGCATATCTCAGCGCGTCGATTGCATGGTTGTTCTTGTCCTCGATGACGGGCAGGATCTCCTCCGTCCTCGGGTCTGTCTTGTAGGCGTAGGACCGCATCTCGCGGATCAGGTTCACGCAGGCCGGGTTGATCACGATATCCATGCCCTGCAGGAACGTGACGCCATCCTCGATGGAGCCTTTGCCCTTCTTCGCGGAGCGTATCTTCGGGAAGCCGTGCCGCCGCACGTAGTCGATTGTCTCAGGCCGCGCGTTGTCGCCCCGCATCGGCCACTTGCGGGCGTCTGGCAGGCCATTGAGAAAGCCCGGAAGCGCGTCTGTCGGAATGCCTAGCCCGTAGACCTCTGCGTCAACGTACAGCGTCCGCTCATCCGGTATGCAGCACCGAAGCCCCGCGGTCTCGTCGTTGGCAAAGCCCCAGTCCGCGCCATAGAACCACACCACGTTGTCAGGCGGCGTCATCTCGTCCACGCGCCAATTGCGGAACACACGGGCTTCTGAGAGCGCCCTGTACTGGCCTTCCCAGACGTGCGCGTATTTGTCAGGGTCACGCTTCTTGTCGCGCTCCATGTCGCTGCGAAGCTCTTCCGGGAACCACGGGTTGTCGTCCCAGTTCACCAGCTTCACAATCGCTCCGTCTGGAGGGTGCTTGCGCAATTCCTCGTCAATCGGGTCGTCAGGGTTTTCCGGGTTCCAGCTCGCCCAGATCTCCGAGCCTTCCTTTCGGATCGTGGGCGTCAGAAGCTCCAGCGACTTGCGGCTGATCGTCTGCGCCTCTTCGATCCAAGCAGCGTCGAAGCCCTCCAGAGACTTGATGCTTGCCGCCGTGTGGTTCTGCATCCCTCGGAAGATGATGCGCGATCCGTTGAGCCCGGTTATTTCCGCCTCAGTGACCTTGAAGAACTCGGCCAGCCCGAATGAGGATATCTTGTCCTCGATGAGCATCTTGACCGAATCCGCGATTGACCTTTGGACCTCACGGACACAGACGAGGCGGAAGCCTGGGCGTTCCGCGCATCTCAGGACAGCTAGCCCTGCGAAGCAGTGAGACTTGCCAGAGCCGCGTCCGCCATCGAGACCCTTGTACCGAGCCGGAGCGAAGTAATCCTTGAAGTATCTCGGAAAGAGAACTTCCGGCTCACTTGAAGCCAATCTTGATCCCCA